TGGGTTAGATAATATATAAACATAACCTTCCTTGGTTAATGTGTACTTAGGTAGAGATTCAAAGGCAGCTTCTTGAAATGATTTGTAGCGTCCTGATTTATGTAGCGTATGGTATTTAGAAACCTCTTTTCCTTTTAAGTACATCCTTTTAGAATCACGTAGCTTAACCGCAGCTGGATTATCTTTGTAGTAGTAAGGCTTCCCTGTCTTAGGGTTGATCTCTTTTATGTTAGTGTGTTTCACTCCAGTTATCTCCTATCTTATATTCACCATCCAAGGCACAGTCTAAGTTCAAGTGTAGTCCTGCTTTTATTATTGCTTCGACACCTATTTGCCCTACCTCAGCTGCATATTCTTCTAGTACTTCAATCTGCCACTCATCATGTACATTAGCTACAAAACTATAAGGTATGTGTGGCTTAGCTTTTAAATCTTTTTCTAGTATAACCATCGCTTGCTTCATTAGTATAGCGCCTGCTCCCTGTAATAAAGTATTAAGAGCTGAGTGTTCGCTACGTATAAAGAGCTTACGACCATCTAATGACTTAAGGCTTTTGCTTCTTGATGCTCTAATAATCTTACTTTTAAGAACTGCGAATGATGGGAGATTATCAAAAAATGATTTTCTAAGGTTCCGACCAGCACGTTTATCTCCTCCAACCACGCTTCCAAGTTTCTCATCTCCTGCTCCGTATAGGAGTGCATAGATGAAAGTCTTAGCCTGATTTCTTGATTCAAGTCCTGCAAGTTTTTGATTAGTGGTGTGTATGTCGCCATTAATGATTTCATTAGTATACTCCTTGTCTTTCATATAGTGTGCAAGCATCCTAAGTTCTAAGCCAGAAGCATCAATGCCTACTAACTTATAACCATGAGGGACAGTCCAACAAGCTCTGCACTCAGGGCCATATAAAGATCCTGCGCTTGGTACTTGTGCCATGTTAGGATTGCGATGAGTCATACGACCTGTGATAGTCCCATTAGGATTAACAAATCCATGTACTCTACCTGTCTTAGCATTAAGTTCTTTGAACCATGAGTTTATTTGAGCTATTCTTTTCTGAAGAGTTAAGAACTCTGAGATTAAAGAAGCCTGTGGGATACCTTTAACTTTGGCAAGAATCTTTTCATCTATCTTAGGTTGGCCAGTAGGCGTAAATTCTGCAGGTTTCCAGCCAAACTTCTGTAAGTAGTCACCTATTTGTAAGCGTGAACCGGGATTGAATTCTTTTATATATACTCTCTCAATAAAAAATTTATCTCCAGAGGAGAGCTGTAAGTATTCAGCAGGTGTGAGCCTTATCTTTGCTCCAAAGTTATCTACTCCCATTTTAAGCATTAAACCTGCTGGGTTATAGCGAGGGTGGATAGTTCTTATATCTTTTTTAGATTTAAATACTTTATGTACTTCAGTTAGAAGCTCATCAGATCTTTGTAACAGAGAAGCTAAAAGACTACTTGCTTTTTGCTCATCGAAAAGAAAGCCATGCTCTCTTTGTTTGTTTATAATTTTATATACAGCATGTTCAAGATCAATAGATTCCCTAGAGAATCCTTTGCTCTCATGCTTTAAAGCATTATAAACTAAGTAATTTAAGTATACATCCTGCTCACAATACTTAAGCATGTCTGGACTGTAATTAGCATAGTCTTCAAACTCAATCTTAGGTGAGCCTAGAGCATACCCCCACCTCTCTAATCCGTGATTGCCTTCACGTACTGGATTAAAAAGCCTTGACAATACTAGAGTATCGACAAGTGTCTTTGAAGATAAATCTATACCAGTCAGCTGTGTAATAACAGGTACATCAAAGCCTATTATATTATGACCGATTAACTTATCAGCAGTCATCAAATAATCAAGACCTTCTTTAATTCTATCAGGCCCGAAAGATACTTGCTCCTTAGAGACTGTATCAAAAGCCGATATACACCATATCTTAGTTGCATTTAAAGCATCTGTTTCTATATCGAATACTAATGATTTCAAAATTCCACCTCAGTTTCTCGGACTTCAGTTAGCCTACCAGTTTCTTTATTATAAAGCAAGCTTGTTGCCATGCCTACATCCCCTGTGTATCTAGATTTTAATACCCTAACATTAGTTGTACTAGACTCAACAGGATCATCAGACTGTTGATTTCTTTCAAGAGCTATAACACAATCTGCGCCTTGACTAATAGCATGTGAACCACGTAGCTGAGACAGACTCACAAGTGCTCCTTCTTCATGACCCTTATTACCTTCAGGTCGCTTAAGGTGACTAACAAGAATAAGACCTACACCTGTTTCTGAAACAAGTTTTATTAGACCATTCATCGCAGACTCAATAGCTGTTCTCTCATTATCACCACTGCCGCTTATCAACATGTGTAGGTGATCAAGAATAATCCATTTACAACCACAACCTTTAATCATATAGCGGAGCTTAGACATCACGTCGTCTACATCACCGCCACCAAAATGAGAATGGATCCAAACTCGTTCAGCATTATCACCACCGAATATTTTATTAGCTGCCATCTCATAATTAAAGCTACCAAACTCTTCTCGTACATCATCAATATTTAATTTCCTATTAGTTTCAATAGATAAAATACCATCTGCTGTACGCTCCCAGGTTTCTTCAAGTGCAATAATACCTACACAATCCTTTGTTTGAGTAAGTAACCAGTGCTCAAGTTCTCTAGTAATACTAGACTTACCTAAGCCTGTACCGCCTGCTAGTACAACAAGCTCACCTTGTCTCAAGCCAAGAAGCTTTTCATTAAGGCCTTCCCAAGGATAAGGAATAGATTCTTTCTTCTTACGAGTAAGTAGATCGCTTATATTTTCAGTGACATTTATCACACCAGCAGGTGTATATGTACTAGCCCCCCACCAAGCTGCCGTGAAAGCCTCATGCTTTTTCTGACGCAACATATCATTAGCATCTTTAAAGCCTTCGCCAAAGTTTAATATCTTTGCCTTACCGGGACTTAATAGCTTAGCTACTTCGATAGCTGCATCACGCCCCGGCTTATCATTATCAAAGGCAATGACAACAGCTTCAAACTTTTCTAAGTATTCTATATTTCTTTTGATATCTTTAACAGCTCCAGCAGCTCCATTCTTTATAGAAACTACAGGCCATTTAGATCCTAGTAGTTCATACGCAGCCATTGCATCACACTCACCCTCAGTAAGTGTAATATATTTACCAGTATGGAATAACTGTTGGCCAAAAAGAGAAGGACTTTTAGAGTCTCCTTTCCAAGAGAATAACTTTCCTTGCTCCCTAACCTTGTATCCTGCTATCTCATTCAGATTATAATAAGGATAAAAGTGTTTGACGATCTCGCCTTCTCTGTTAGTGAGAGACTTAACGCCATATTTTCTAGCTGTATTAAGTGAGATACCTCTGTCCTGCAAGGCTAAGAACTCTCCTTCTACATCGTTCATTGAATTATTCCTGTAGCTTTGAAAGTCTCCTACTTTTTCGATAGTTACATCTCCTTCATACTTTTTAAAATATGTCTGACAACTAAAACACCAAGCAGATCCATCTTCATTTATGGATACTGGATCACTACCACCACAAGCATGGCAAGGTTTCTTATGTTTGACAAAAGCCATTCTAATTCTCCAAATAAAAAAGGGGTTTTTACACCCCCGGAAAGTTAAACTTCTTTTTCTTCTTTTAGTAGAGCCTCTTCATCAAGGTTATCATTCATCGTTGTTGTGAATGTTTGCTTGGCTCCTAACAAAACATTAATTCGTTTAGTTAACGAGTCAATCTCCTGCTGAATCTCAACCAAATAGTTGAATGTAATCTTAGCATTATCACTCAACATTTCTACATCATAGACACCATCATCGTTCTTATAACTATACTTACTCATAGCTCATCCAACTCCTCATCATCCATTTCAACATCGAACTCTTCACCATCACCCCTAGCAAAGCTAACAAGATTGATAACTTGTACAGCTTGGAGATCAAGACCTTTGTAAACCTCTCCTTGTCGTGTTACTTCCCATTCTTTGTACTGAACCTTTACTGTTGAACCATTACCTACTTGACAGTTTAGTTCATTCTTAGAACGATCTAAAAGCAGGGGTGCTTTACGAACCATTCCATTAGGGCCATTAACCTTTCGTTTAATAACAATGGTCGGGCCTTCTTCTTTATCTTTAACTGTGTATCCATTGCGGCGAAAGTTATCCGCTGTCTCCTTATCAAGGACAACATTGATACTATATACTGGTTCGTATGTAGTGTTAGGTGATTTAATACTTGCCCAGTATGCAACGCCTTCGAGAATAGCCATAAAATATAACTCCGTTGTGGTTTTGAAATCGTATAATAGTTCTTGTATTTATAGTTGTCAAGCCTTTTAAAATGTCTTCATCATTACCACTCTCCTAGATAGTTTATAAAGTTAGGGATAATATTTATTACATCATCTTGTGTAGCAGTCGAAGGCAGTCTTTCTTTTGCAAAGACTATGAACCTTGCCTTGATCTTTTCGTCAGGTTGTTTTGTTCCTAAGCTCATAGCAAAAGCATAAGCCCAAGAGTCTTCGATAAGATCTTCCATTCAGTAAGCATCCTGTATCAGGTTAAGGTTGTATAATAACAGCCTTTTTATTTTTTAACAACAGGTGAATTATTTATAGGCTCTTGCTTAAAG